AATTTTATTGATATTATTCTCTTGTGATGAAGGGTTGTTATAGATTTGACAAAAATGGGAATGTAGTAAATAATATTAATAGCAGGGTGGTAGTTTACCAGACTACCTGATGCTCTGTTAGAGTTCTAAACGGTTCTTATCTTTTCGGGTAAGAGCCGTTTTTTATTATGTACAAAATTAAAAATATCATTATTAATGTTAAATTTAAGTTTTCCATAATGACCTCTTTCTAGTCGGAAACTAACCCGAAGTCTGTAATATATTTGTAGGTTAGTTTTTTATAGAAAGAGTACTTTTTTATCCTGCAAAATAATCTTATAATAATTTTTAACTTTTGTCTAATTTATGCAATAAAAAAGAGGTCTTATTGACCTCTTTTTAATGGTGGGCGTTAGAAGACTCGAACTTCTGACCCTCTCCTTGTAAGTTAGACAAGTATAATATTTGTAATTTTTGTAAACTTTGATTTTGTATGAAAATATAGTCTGTGAACGAGTTTTGGCGATTTTATTTTTTTGTGTGTTTTGTGTCATTTTATGCTATTTTGATGATTTTTGCGAAAAAAGTCGGCACATTTTAAAAAAGTCGGCATCTTTATTCATAAGGGTTTGAGGCATATCCATCTTGCAAAAAATCGTCACATTTTAAGATTTTGCAATTTTCTGGTAATTGAATCTGAAAAGGATACGAGTGTAATTTATCATACTGATATAATTTGGATATTTTCTAAATACCGCTTTTGTTGCAGACGATGGAACTTATTATAAATGATTTGAAAAGAAATACATTAATATAAATCATCTATAAATTAAAAAGGCTCGCCGTAACGAGCCAATACCTCTGTCTGCACTTACATTTTAACAATGACAGATGAGTTACTATCATTATAATATATTCCATTCCAAAAGCAAAGCCCAATTACAAAAAATATTACAAACCATCTTGACTTTTTTAAATAAAACTTGTATCATATGCAATTCACATTCTATAAATTAATAAAAAAAGAGGTATTCATTTTGAATACCTCTTAGAATAGTTGAATATTTAATTTTGTTTGTTGTAATACCATTTAACTTTGTTTCGGATAAAATCGCCGACCTTATCAACACTTACAGTGGGATAAGATGGCAAATGCGTAATATCAATTTTTCCTGCACTTGTTGTTTTAGGATTACGCTTGCCAAATTCATAATGTGTCATTACAGTATTTGGGGTAATTTGTAAATTATAGTCCTTGCATAGTTTGGCTGTAAATTCAAACAATTTTTCTGTTTGAATTTTAGTTATTGGATATTTACCAATATTTTTCGGTGAATGATATCCTAACATTCCACAAACGGCAATACCTATGGAACCAGTATTTCCACCACCTGTATGTGCTGCATAAACTCCATCATTACAGTTTTCGTTATCTGAAACTTTATGTTTTCCTTGCAATACCAGACCATCACCATTTATCAAGTAATGATAATGTTCATAATCTGTTGTGTTAGGTTGGTTTGTACCTGCTGTCCAATGTAGTATGATTCGTTTCATTATTTTCTACACTCCTCTAATTTATCAAGACGCTTTACTATTTCATCTTCACGATGATGAGCAGACTTTGATGCCTGCTCAACTATCGCCATACGTTCAATTAAGTTATTGTGTTTATCTTGTTTTATTTCTAAACGTTTAAAATGTTCTGTAGTATGTTCCTTATGAGTTTCTAACAAGAGCTTTATTGATTCTTGATTGGCAGACATTTTACCTAATAAAAATGCAACAAGACAAGCATTGATAATAACTGATAAAATCAATGCACAAATAGAAATTATTATAGGTAGCCACATAATAACTCCATCTAAGCGAGTGCTTTTTCTAATTCAGCACAGGCTTTAAGAAGTTTATCTGCCATAGCTCTCAATGTTGAAATTCCTAATCTAAATCCCTCAAGATGTGCTTCTCTTTTTACTTCATTAGTTTCTAATTTAATCTTATCTACCAGATTCCCTAAATCTTCAATTCTATCATTTGTAAAATCATCTAACCTTTCGTAAGCTTTTCTCTTTAATTTAGGTACAACTGTTGATTTAATCAATTTTGCGATAAATGGTAAACAAAACGCAAATATATTTTTTAATACTTCATTCATAATTAATTCCTTTCTTTATATGTTACTTAATTCTTATATATGAGTCATTCAAATATGGCATATATAAACCATCTTTAAAAATAACAGTTTTAGTTGTTTTATTTAATGCGTAAGTGTCAACTTTTTTACCAGTACCACTCCAAGATATTTTTAAACTACGGAGATCTAACATTTGTCCAGTAGTCCAAGCACTTGCATCAGCATGATAAATAGACATCATACTATTTGTAGCATTATTGGAATAATAGTTATATGGTAAATATGCAAGTTGAAACTGGTGTGTTTGAGCATCATTTGTTAATAAGGAACTACCAATTATATTAAATGGTGTGACTGTTAACGTATATGTATAATATGGTGAAGTGGTTGAAAAACTAGTTGTTTTAAAATGAAGATGATATTTTGTATTTGGCTTCAATATTATACCAGTTGATTTATTTGAATAACGCCATTTTAAACCATTTGAATTGTATCCTGCCATATACATGTTTAAATTACCGTTAACATCAGCAACTCTAAATATAAGTGTTCTATATGCATAAAAAATATCTCTTGTTGCTACAAACGTAGTCGGTGTTATAAAATCAAATTCCATATCAATGGCATTATTCGTGGAACCAGCTCTAGAATTAGTATTTGCACTATAGATTAACGATGTTGCATTCCATTTTGCTGTTGTTTTATCATATTGACCAAAATATAAATATTTACCATCAGTAGCATTTACTAACCAACCATTATCAGAAATAGATACGTCTGTATCTGCAGCTGAATAGATAATACTGTTCGTATCATTAGCAATAGTTTTATAATCAATAGTATACTTACCGTCTAATGTTTGAACATAATTATGTGGAATAAAATCTGTTAACATTTGTGCTTTTGTTTGTGGCGTGTTAAAACGATGTGTTAATGAAATACCAGTATAATTTCTGATAATTTGGCAATCTGCATTTACAAAAGCAAAACTGTCACCGTCAAATCCCACACATAATAATGTATCATTGTTATCACAAGGTATTTCATGAAATGTATATAAATCTGTTGAGTATACTGATGTATTACCATAATATACAGACATAAGTGTATTATTAAAGTAATCAAGCCTCATAATAGTATAATCTGTTGGTTGAACTCTCCAATTTATTCCATCAGTAGAATAATATAAATAATCACCTGATGTAGCAATAAATATACCTTGACAAAAAATAACATCATATATATTTTTATTTGGTAGTTCAACATTTATTTTTTCCCAAACAATTGTATCTTGTGACCAAAACAAACCATCTGAACTTGAACCAATAAACAAATTATTCCCATAAGCAATATTTTTTATAGGTGTAGTAGTTTGGCTGTTCTTTATCCAAGTTTTACCATCGATAGAATGTGCAATATATGATTGTGATGTTAATATAAATCTACCATTAAAATAATATACAGAATAAGGTTTTGTAAAATCATTGAGGTCTGTGAACGGATTTTTATTTAAATCATCTGTATACTGAGCTGTTGAAGAATTAGCAATAACAACTAAATTTTTGTTATAAGCTACTTTTTTAAAGGAAGTACTAAACATATTTTCTATTGTTATAAAAGTATTATAATAAGGTATCCATTCAATAACGTGAACTGGATAAGATACAGCATTAGATACTCCTAGTACTTGTAAGGCATGATTATAACATATAAATTCACCATCATAGAAACCACTCTCGCTTGTTATTTTTCCATAACTCATGGATATATTTTCGTTTATCTGAACGTACCCTTTTATATCCATTCCATAGGTATCAAAATCCTTTCGAATAGGTCTGTATAATTTAGTTATATCTGGATTTTTCTTTTTACAAATATCTTTATCTGTTGTAAATAATTGTTGATGAAAATTCTTTGTTTTTTTATTAAATAAACGATACAATATAGGTTTATTTTCTTCTGATAATAATCTTTCATCATAGTTAGTAATTGATTGTCCATTACATTTTACATAACGTTCATCTTCAACAGATACAGAACTTTGAATAATAACTCCAACTGGCACTTCAATCTTTGACCGAGTTGAGATGATATTATTTGTAATTGTTATATTATCCCCTGCTATAAGTTTATCCTGCTTTTTATCAACTTGGGTGTCAAGTTCTTCAACAGCAGATTCAAGCTCCATTTTACTTGCTTTTGTATTTATAAGATTATTGATATTTGACGATAATTCAGATTTAGTAGCATAAGTATTTATAGCATCTGTTTCTGAAATATAGGGAATATCATTTTCAAGTTCAGATACTTTTCGTGGAATACTTTCTGTCAATTCTTCAACAGCAGTTTCAAGTTCAAGTTTACTAGCTTTTGTAATCACTAAATTATCAATCCCAGTTTTATCAGCTTTATTTGGAGCAAACGGGATACATTCTTCACCGTCTTTTATTATTTTTATTTCTTTGTAATCAACCATTTTATTCCTCTACTGAAATTATTTTTCCTGTTTCAATATAATCAACATCACTAATTTTAAGGCTGTCTATTTTACTGGCATAACTTTCAAAACTATCGTTATCAGATATTTCAACACCTTTATTGATTAGTGCTTGTTTTATAGCCTGTTTTGTATTTTTTAATTTTTCTAATTTATTAACAATTGACATATTTTATCCTTTTTTAATTCGTTTCCAATCTTCTTTTAATTGTGATTTAATCTCTTCATTTTGCTCATTGGCTATTGCCAGTTCTAAATCCAATAATAGTTTTTCTTTAGGAATAACAGGTTTATCTACTGTAATCCATTTAATATCTTGTCTTTTAATATCTTGATTATGCTCTTTGGCATATTCTATTGCTTCGTTTAAATTTATAAATTCCATATTATTCTCCTATGTTAATTACGATTAGGTTCTGGATCTGTGTCACCACCATTGTCAAAACCTCCATTCCCACCTGAACTGCTACCACTAGGATTAGTATTATCATTTTCAAAATCTTCGTGAGTTGCTCCATAGATAACCGTTGCTTCTTGCGTAGCTGAGACATAAAAACAGTACTCCGACCAATCTTCAAGTCTTTCAGGTGCATCTGTATAGATAATCAAATCAGTTGAACAATTATAAAAAGGAGAATTTGAATAACTGTTATTTCTGTCAAATGCATCTAAAGTAATTATTTTCGTTACATTTTTAGGTAACCAAAATTTTTTCAAACCTTTGTTATTTCCAAAAGTTAATCCTTTAATTGTTCCTGATAACTTCGGAAAATCAAGAATTGTTACGTTTTCTGGCAATGCAAAATATAAGCTTTGATAATTAACAGTGGTTAAATTTGGTGCGTAAAATGAAGTAATTGCTGTATTATAAAAAGACATATATAAACCACCAAAACCAATAGAAGTTAATTTTGGAAAATTTGCTAATGTTATCTTAGGACATTTATAAAAAATTTGTCTTAAAGCATAATAACCAATTGATGTAAGATTTGAAAAATCAAAACTATTAAGATTAGAATTTTCTGAAAAACAACCATACATGGATTCAGTTGCAGATGCATTTACTAAATTAGGAAATTCAACTGAAATATTATTTTCGCATTTTAAAAAGGCATTATACATTGCATTTCGACCAGTAATATCTGTTAAATTAGGGAATGATACAGATTTAATACCTTTATTATTATAGTTTTTGTAATACAATACATTATCACCTATATTACTAGCAGTACAAACAAAATTTGTGTCAGAAACTACTAATTTATTATTACTATCAACTCCAACAAAGTTTTCTGCTGTTAACCCTGCAATAATCGAGGTTTCAACATTATCTGCTGGAAAATTAGTAATCTTATCAGCATAACTCGCAAAGTCGTCACTATCTGATACTTCAACCCCTTTATTGATTAGGGCTTGTTTTATTGCTTGTTTTGTATTTTTTAAAGTTTGTAATTTATCTGTAATAGACATTACACACCTCCATTTATTTCGTCTAATAGTGTTTCAATATCGCCCAAAGCTGTATTTATAGCACTTTGAACTTGTTCTGATGTTTGATAATTTTTATTATTTAATTCCGTTTCTGTAATATATTCAGTTGGCACAGAAGTTAAATAATTTTTTGCGTTCAATTCTGTTTCTGTAATATATCCAGACGGTACAGCTGTTAAATAACCTGCATCATTTTCAAGCTCAGATACTTTTTTAGGTAATTCCTCTTTAGTTGCAAAAGGCGATAAATCAAGAGTTTCTGATAATTTATCCCAACCGTTTTCTGTCCATACATAGTTCGCACCAGTATTAAGAACGTTATATACGTCACCAATTGTTAATTGGATATCTGAATCTTCTGTTGGAATAGGTAAACTGTCATAATTTTCGACACTACCTTTTACACGGTAAACACTAGCAACTTTTTCATCTATTTCATCTTTTGTGTAAGCATCTTGGATACCATAACCTTCCAAAGTTGATGCCACATCAGCTTTATAATTTAATTGTAGTTCCAAGTCATTTACTGTTACATAATCATTACTATTAAATGAATCTTTGATAATTAGCCATTTTTCACCAGTCCACAAATAAATATTGTTGTTTATTGTTAATTCATAAACATCACCAATAACATTATTTTCACTTGGTAAAGCATCATAATTAGCAATTTTTCCTTTATATTTATAAACAGATGCAACCTTAATGTCTACTTCTGATTTTGTATAAACATCTGATTTTTCAGCCTTATCTGATAATCCTGCGATATCTGATTTTAATGCATAATCACCTACATTCTGCTTTGTATCTAAATCAACTTTTGTTGCAAATTTTTCAAGTTTAAGTTCAAGTTTATCTTCGCTGATAAAATCATCAAGAATAACTGTGCCACCTACAACACCAAAAGAGGAAATTCTACCTACAACCATATAAGGAATAAGTTTAACTGCATCAGTTTGCACGGATTCACTATTACCATATATAGAACTAACTCTTGATGCATCGAAATATGTTTTATCATCATCGACTGTGTTACCACCAGATGTTGACCCAGTTGTGTTGCTTGCTCCTGCATAAAATGCATCATCTGTTAAAGAACCTGATTCAGCCCCTCCAAAATAACCTGTAATATTAGGTAACCCTGCTTTTATCATTTCTCCGACTTTAGCATTATCGCCATTCATAAAATATTTGTCATTTCTTGGTATAACAACATATTCATTTGTGGTATCAATACCATACAACCATGCCATACTTGTTTCTGCGTACATATTATCTATATCATTTTTTATTGATATGTCATAAAATCTATGTCCTTTTGCATTTACTTTGATATCAGTTGTATTATAGTAATTATTTATGCCATAATCAGAAGAAATGTAATTCCCATTTCTACTTATAATAATTTGTCCCGTAAATGCGGAATATACTGCTACTGTAGATACACCATAATTAATTTTTGAATATGGCAAAGAAGTAAGAGCTTTCTTATTTACAACAGTGCTAATACTTTTTTCTTCGTGTTCATCTATACATAATCTTATGGAATTATCTATCCAACGTAATTTTATACAATATTCCGTTAGTGGTTGAAGTACAGTTGAACCTGATACTGCATTTGCCATATCCCATTTCGTACCGTTTGATGACATATACAAAACAAGCTTTCGTGTATAATTGTCGATACCTAAAATAAGTCCTTTTTCACCATCAGAATTGTAATTAAGAGAAAACAAATATTCTTTACTTGTTGTTCCTTTTTTAGCTGGTTGCATCTTTGAAGTTCGAATTGATAATTTAATTTCATCTCCAACTTTGAAATTAGTATCTAAATGTCTGTAAATATAGTTATTTGGTGTAAAGCCGTTCCATTCTACATTCTCTTTAAACTCATCTTCTCTTACTTGGATAGAGCCACAAGTGATATAATTTCTAGAAGTTCTGATAGTTTTTTCTGTAGCAGAATTATATTCTTCTAAACATTTATTATAGAATTCAGGATAACCTTGATGTTCATCGGTTTTTCTTTTATAAACATATTCACCAAAGTTAGCGAGTCCACGTTTCTCATTATCATCAAGTATATGGTCTTTCATGACAATATCAAACATATTGTGACCGCTATTAATTAAACCTTTTTCATCTTTATAATTTACTATAACATTCGCATCATTTTTTATTGTAACAATCATTGATACTGCTTCTTGTACAGAAGCTTGACTTGATGTCATTGGGATTAATCCTGCATTATCACCTTTGTTTAAATATGCATATAATACCTCTTCTTTTGTTTCAGGATCTATTGCAAATAGCCCTAATTCTCTAAAATAAAAATCTGATTCAATTTGATGTACGTGACCGTTTACAACCATTGAAACATTTCCATTTTCATCAAATATATCTGTTGATTCAATTTCGATTTCATCAATTGCATGTATTAAATCATTTAATTCTGATACCGTTTCATCTGTAATATAGCCATCACCTACTTTTAATTTAGTAAATTCTATTGTTGATGAGCTTTTTTGTGATGAGAATAATAAATCTGCTCCTCGTTTTGTCATTCCTTGAATTATTTCTGTCATTGTTTTTCCTTTCTTTTTTTTAATTCGTAATTCACAATTCGTAATTCGCAATGTAATTTTAATTACGCATTACGCATTACCTAATTACGCATTATTTTAAACTTTCCCTGCAATCATATTCACTTTTTATTTCTTCTGAAATTCCAACACCTGAATGGATTTGAGTGTTAAATTTGAGAACATATTTTAATAAATATTGAATATGAGCAGGTTTAACTTCATTGATTAAATCTAGAAGTGTATTTATGTTTAAACTAATATTACTATTTTGTCCAAACTCTAATTTTAAATCTCCATTTTCAAAAGTTGCTTCAACTGTTCCATTTTCAAAACTGGCACAAATATTTTTTATCAAATCAATACTATTATGATTAGACATTCTCCATTTTGAACGAATATATGATTGCCTGTCTTGAATTGTGGACAATTTCGTAGTTATACCTAAAAGATTTTCCCACCATTCACATGATTGGAGATCTAAACGATTAAAGTGTAATAAATTTTCAAATCTTTTTATTTCATTATTTAAATCGTTTATAATCTTTTTTACTGCTTCTAAAAAATAATTAATAAAATTATCTTTACGATATATTTTATGTAAATATTTTAATAATTCTTTTTTGTAATCCATACTCTAAACTCCATTAATATGTAAATCTTTTAATACTGAAATTTGAGTTGTTTGGTTATCATCAATTAATTCAATATTTGCGGTTGAGTTGTTTATTTTTAAATCAGAATAATCAATGACTCCAGATACACTCAAAATAATTGCACCAATTTTTTGATACGAAATATAGTTGTTCTTGAAAACAGTATCTTTTAAAAAATTATCTATTTTGTCTGAGATTTCTTTTTTAATGTCTTCTATAGATTTTTTTTCTTGTAGAGTAATATTTACATCTATATCTAATGGAATCGTTTCAACTCCAGTTACTGTACAATAAGCTCCAATTGGTGCTTGTCCTTTACCACAACCCCAATTAGATTTTGGATCAATATAATCTTGAACTTTTTTAATTAAATCTTGAGTTGGTGCATTTTTATTAGAATCAACAATTACTATTTTTACTGTGTTTTTGCCATTCCACAATGGTTTTACTTTGCAATCGCCGACACCAACAATTTCTTTCGCCCATTTTTCATAATGATAAATATTTCCTGAAATAATAGGTTTTTGGATATCGTCATAATAGCGATCCAAAAGTTCTTCTTTTGTTTCAGCATCATATCCATTAGTGAAATCTTCCTCATTTGTTACCGAAACAATCCCTTGAATTGTTGTTGGAATTTTAGTTATTGAGTTTTTTAAAACATTTCCAATAGTCCCTGTTTTTAGACATTCAACCTTAAATTTTGAACCATTTTCAACAGTTGTAGTTTCTAGAGCCTTAAAACTTGTACCACTATCTGTACTAAATGTATCACCTACTTTTATAGTTCCACTTCCATTGAGGATTGTTAAATACCCAGTTGATGCTGATGCTAATTTGGGTTCAAGTCCACGTGTTTGGAATACAAAGTTTTTGAGATCTTCATAATCCATATAACTCAAGTCTGTAAGACAATGAGCGATGTAAATTATTTTTTGCCAGATATCATATAAAATTTTTCCAATTGCAATGAAAAAATCCCAAGCAAAGAATCCGACTGTTTTTTGATATTTTGTATCAAGTGATTGTAATCCATTTAGTGCGATTTCTTCTGCTGTTATTTCTGTGTTGTCTAATAGTGTCATTATATTTCTCCTATTTCGTATGTGTCATTAATATTTGCATCTACTAAATCTCCGTTTTTTAGTTTGACTTGTACGTAGATGTTGAGAATTTTTCCTTTTTTAGTTATTTTGAAGTCAGTTACTTCTGAAATTGCAGGGCAAAGAGGTAAACCCTCTCGATAATCTCTTTCTAGCTCTGCTACTTTAACTCCATAACTAATTCTTTTCTGTCCAAATAGTTTTTTAAATCGTGTACCAAATCCAGTTCCTTCATAGATTGGATAAGTACCTTGTTCTGTGATAGCGAATTTTAGAATCCATTTTTTGATTGCTTCAATTTCATTGATTAGTTCGGGGGAACCATTCTTCATGTTGAGTTTGATATTTGATTTGTCATCATAATTTACTGAGGGTTCAAATCCAATATCTTCTGTAAAAAAATCTTCTGTCATTTTTACTCCTTTATTTTTTAATTCCTAATGCCCAATGCGTAATGCGTAGTAATTACGAATTACAAATTATCTAATTACGCATTAGAAATAATTTTGTCTAACAAAACATATTTGTCTGTTTCTTCAAGGCTTGCAACTGTGACGTGGTCATCTAACGCAAGATTGCATTTGAGTGCTAACAGTTCTGTATTGATTTTATTAATTGCGGTTGCTAAGTATTCTATTGCATTTGGCATAGAACAAGGCGAACCGCCTTGTGAGTGGGTTTCTGTAACGTTTTTTGCATTCTTTATTGCAGATGGGACGTCATTTGATAATGCTGATGTTTTGTCAATGTTGCACCTAAATCTAAACCATTCTGAGATTTCTAGATGGTCATTTTCTTTTAATAATACATGTCCGTCTGATATTGAAACAATTATGGGTTCAAGTTGGACAACTTTACCTATAATATGAGCTTTTAAATCAGTCGGGTTGTTACGTTTCTCTAGTTCTGTTTTTAGAACATCGATTATTGTTGTTTCTTTTTTTTGTATTTTTTTAGTATTAATTTGTGCTTGTTTTTCTTCTTTTTCTTTATTTTTTTTATCTATTTTAACATTTAGTCTTGCACCTAATCTTTTTGCAGTGATATCAACTTCTTCTGTGCTGCCTGCGATTCTATGATTACTTGATGTAATTAAATAAAGACCATCTAACCCAATTTGTTTGTTATAGATATTAGTTTTTACCCCAACACATAACTGTGAGTCAGCATATACTGTTAAAGCGACATCTTCTAGGCTTTCTGCTAGTCTTCTTTTTCCATTTTCTTCTTGCTCTCTTCTTCTTTTTGCTTCTTGATTAATTCTGTCAAAATATTCTTTGATTTTATTGGTACTATTATTAGATGCTACATCTTCTGAATTATTGTCATTTGTGATTTCTTCATCTATTTTATAATCTTTATTGTCTAAATTTATATTAGCTGTTATAGTTTTGTCGAATTTAAGGATATAATCAAAACTATAGATATTCATCCTACGACCATTATATCCATATATTTCTTCGACATAAGGAAATTCTAATAAATTCAATTTCCCGTCTTTACAACTAAAATAATAATTATTTTCAATTTTGCCATCAAGAGTTTTTATATGAATATCTTCTAATATATCTGAAACTGTATTAATATTTCTATATGATTTTTTGATATATACAGTTTCTTTTAAATCAATTGAACCAATATCTATATTATTTTTAGAGCAAACATCTTGAATAGCATCTTGAACAGGTTTTCCATTGAATTGGATATCTATAGGTTTTTTATTGAGTTCAAAACCATAATCAAAACCTTCATATTTATATAAGTTTTTTTCTGTTTTTATTACTTTTTTTATTTTACCCCAAAATACACGTTTTCTTTTTATACAATCATATAATTCAATAAAGGTACCAACTGATAGTTCTTCATTTGTTTCAAAATCAAAAGAGGTAGTCATAGTAGTAATATCATCAGACCAATTAAATGAACATATATTTGATATTAAATTTTTTTTATTTTTATTTTGCCATTCATTCTCAACAGCATTTTCATCGATATATTTATATACTTCATATTTCATATAATTTCTCCTTAATTTTTGTAAATATATATTTTAAAAATGAACCTTTTATGAACAAAATTCGTTATAATAATGAAACAGATTCAAATTGAGGTTTTTTATGAAAAAAATTTTTATTATTTTATTTTTATTACTTTGTATAATTTCACAGAATTCAAGCACGTATGCTTTAACAAAATCACAATATTATGAGCAAATAATTTTGAATGAAGTTAAACAAAATGAAAAAGTTCAGTTATCAGAAAATGAATTAAAAAAAGCTATACTTAACACTAAAGGTGAGCTTGCTATGATTCATTCAAATGTAATCATAAAAGGATATAAAGTTACACACAAATGTTATCCTAATAGTGTAATAAAACAGGTTTCCATATATACTATAGATTCTGTTATTAATCGTTATTATGATGCACATGGAAACTGGATTGGTGTTATAGAATATTACTATAAAGATAATGCTTTAGCTAAAGCATATACTTCTGAAGATCGACCAACTTGTAATAGTAATCAAACACAAACCTCAAAAATAAATAGAGTTGGTGGATCATATGTAACCTATAATGGTAACAAAATTCATAGAATAGGTGATATGTATGTAACCTATGATGGTGACAAAATTCATAGAATAGGTGATATGTATGTAACCTATAATGGTAACAAAATTCATAGAATTGGCGATATGTATGTGACCTATGATGGTGACAAAATTCATAGAATAGGTGATATGTATGTGATTTATAATGGTAACAAAATTAGTAGAATCGGTAATATGTATGTAAGTTACTAATATCCGATATTCTCAATCAATAATCCCAATCTTTTTAATTGCTGATTTTTACCAATCTCTTTACGTATATTTCCTGCAACATCAATATCTCTGCCAATAAAATTCCAAAATCTTTCAGGAAATTCTGTTAATTTTATTGAGTAATTTATATTATCAGATCTATCCATTCCCCATGAAAATTCATCAATTGATGCTAGAAAATTAAATATAGGTATTCCTTGATTACTCAAACCTATTACTCTAATAGGAAATTCTAATTTTCGCATTGTTTCTAAAAATATTACATACGCATATCCGTTAAGATGTGCAGAATAAGGCTTAAAATTAGTAGTGTTTTTTACAGGAAAAAAACTTGACCAACTTAATTTACGCAATGCTTTATTCCCCATTACATTAAGTCTTCCATTAATAGTATCTTTCATTTCATTAGCTTTATCATCTAATGATATTCTAGTTCCTTCTGGAACGTAGGGTATGCTAAAAGCTGCTAAGTTTGATGTTTCCATTAAAATTATTTTCATAAAATATTTCCTTTCATTTCTATTAAGACATAACCATTCGTAACTCTGATGCCATCATTGACATCATTTCATTAAAGAATTCTCTATTGCCAAGCACATTGCCTGCCACATTCAAATTCACTGTAACATTTCTGTCTCCAGACATAGCCTGTTGTGTCTGATTATTTGACATAACTTGTGTTCCTCTTGGCAAATTTACCAATTCTGGTCCATATTCACCGACAACCGTCGTGCCACCATCAAAATATGATGTCCCCAATGCATTGTGCTTTAATGTTGCAGCCTGTGTTAATTTCACTCCACCAACAATAACTCCACCAATTACGCCGTATTCTTTTGTCAATCGAATAAGTTCAACCAATCCCTGACACATTGTTTTAATCGCCCCAAAGGTAGCATTAACACCGTTTCTAAATCCCTCAAATTTTACATAAGCGACACCCAGTCCTGCTACCAATCCTGCAATAGCTGTCACAGCCAACCCCACAGGGTTACAAAATGCTGCAATAAATCCAGTTACCGCAGTTACAACATTCAATAACCCAAATGCTCCTGCAAGTGATACAACAGCAGGAATAATAATATCCAAATGCAAGCAAGTAAATCCTACAATGTCCGCAAAATTAGACATAACTGGTATCAATGCTGTTTGAATCTGTGGTAAATTATTTATCATCTGATCAGACAACTGTTGAATTGCAGGTATCATAGATACTCCAATACCTAAACCAATTGCACCAAAAGAACGTCTTAAAGTGTCCATTGTATCAGTTAATTTTACAGCTCCATCAACCGCATTGTCTAACATAACAAGTCCAAGTGCATTTGCTTTCTTACGTAAATTTTCTACACTTTCTGCACTCTGGTTCAACAACGGTTTTAGTTCAATAGCACTTTTACCAAACAGTTTTTGTGCCATTATTGTTTTTTCTGTTGGATTTTTGATATTCTGCAAAGCCTTTACTGTGTCATTAAATACGGACTCTTGACTCCTCAATGCCCCAGTATTATCCTTAACAGCCACTCCCAACTTACTAAAAATTGCCACCGATTCTTTTGAACCGCTTCGTGCTTTATTCATCTGAACAGCTAGTGTTTTATATCCCATTTGTAAGTTCTCAACACTGCTACCATTTTGCGATAAAATATAATCCCATTCTTGAAACCCTTTTCGACTAATGCCTATTTTTTGTGACAACTTATCAATTCTATCACCATATTGCATTGTCTTATTCGTAAGCATTGTAACAGCCCCAACAGTTGCTCCAATAACAGCTGTAGCACCTTGCAAAGCTCCTTTCAATGCTCCGTCAACTTGTTTTGCTTGGTTTCTTAAAGTTTGATTTAATGACTTTGCCTTAGCTTCCGCCATACCAAATTTTTGTGCAATGCCCACAATTGCAGGTGAGCATTTATCTTTTAATGCAAGTACAACTCCGATAGTTTTTCCCATTTTTGTTTTTCTTCCTCTTTTTCTAATAACAATGATGCTGAGTAAAATAGCTTTTCACAATATGTTAAATTGCATATTTTCTCAGCACTAAAACCTTTTTGCAAATAATGATGTATTAAATACAAATCATTATCTGTCATTATTGCTTTTTTATTGTTTCTACATCTCCATAATATCCATATTTCTTCAAAATGAATTTCGCTAAAGAATCTATCTCAAAAATATTTCTATTAAAAACTTTTTCAACAATCATTACAGGATCTTCAATATCTCCATAAGCATCAAAAAGTTCTTTTGATCTAAAGATAGGGCAACATTCATATATCAATTCATAATCTGCTCGCAATGGCTCATCTTCAGTTGCTGAATTAACAATGCTCAAAATTCTTTCTGGTGAAATATCAGCGATTTCAATTCTTCTTCTAAATACCTTTGAATAGAATTGTTCTCCTTGTCTTTTTTCAATAATTTTCTTATTGTTTAAAATATCTTCGATTGTTAATGTTTTCATTTTTTTTGCTCCTTTTTTAATTTCTATATCTAATTCATTTCGTAATATTTAAGTTATGTCTTGTAAAAAAAGTAAGGGTAAAGCAAATATATGTGATGTGCGTAAGGCACAAAGTGTAATCTGTCGGAATGAAAAACATAATTTGCTTAAAAAATACCCTTACAGATACGTACATATGCGTTTATTATTAGTGTGCTTTTATAATTGGTAATTCGTAATGCCCAATGCGTAATTTAATTCATAAATTTACGCATTATCTAATTACGCATTATTTTAAACGTTTTCTAACCATTCATAATCTTCACAAGCATAAGGCAAAGATTCTTCGGTCGGTGTCTTTTGTGCTAAATCAATTAAATTTAATTCATCAAAAGTTACACCAGAAATTTTTACACGTTGAACTTTATTAGTATTGTTATTATATGCTTTACCAATAATTGAAATATCTGGTTGATCACCGTTTTTATATTGTTCAAAAATTTTGACAAATGTATTATCAATCTTCCATTTTGTTAACTCACCTGTCAATTCTACACCAACAAGTTTTCTTTTCTTTGTAATACTTTCTGATTCATCAATATCTGAATAGATATTTTTTTGTTTAAGTGTGAAAGTTTTCATACTACCAATTTTCAAAACTTGGTCATCTGTTGAAATCCAAACAGCACCATCTGTTCCGTTAAAAATATTATTTGCTTGTAATGTGTTAGTCATTTTTCCTCCTTTTTTTAATTCGTAATTCCCAATGCGTAATTCGTAATGTAATTTTTAATTACGCATTACGCATTACACATTATGTATTATTGTCTTGAATTATTGCTTTACGCCTTCAAGTTGTTCACTTTGTTTACTTCGTAAACTATTCGTTCACTTTTTCGGCGTTTCTTCGAGTTTCGTGACTTCGTCACTCACTCTACGCAAAATTCGCTAATACATTTCAACTTCAATTTCACAAGATTCAATTGCATTCAAGAACTTAACGTCAAACTTCAATGCCATAAGTTTTTTATATGTAAGTTTAGAAATTTCTAAATCAGACATACCGTTAATTTGGTCTTCATCTTTTCCTGATGCAATCCACAAATCACGCAATCTTTCAGTATTGATAGTTACCGTGTTTTTATATTCATCATCTAAAATATTAGCTTTTACCAAATCTTTGATATAACCTTTACAAGCTGAAATAAACAATTGTTGATTATCATATTTGTTCTTGTATTTACCTTTATAACCTGTTCTAAATGAATATTTAACATCTGTATCAAATCTTTTGATACCTTCCATAATACAGATATCTTTCATATCTTCTGTATCGTTTGTGTTAACAGTAGTCAAGGTGTTAACAGGACTAGCAACTCTTACACCTTCTTCTTCATTGTATAAAGTTAATCTACCCTCAACGATTTCAGCAGGCATTTCAACTGATTCAAGTTCTGACAATACATAACCTGTAATTGACATATCATAAGGGCAACCTGCACATAAGCCTGCAATAATAGGAAGTAAATCTAATCCTTTAATTTCGCTTGTTCCATTGATTTTTACACCATCTGCTAAAACTGCACTTGGATTATTTACACTTACAACCCATTTTGAATCTGCTGTTTGGTTATATACCAAACCAAAAATTTCGTTTTCTGTTGCAAAAGAAGAAACTTTTCCTTGATCTTCTTCTTCCAATGAGAATAACCAATCAAATTTTAGTTTTTCAACTTCTTCAATTACGCCAGCCAAAGTTTCTTTATATTCAAATAGAATAACTTTTTCTGGTGAATGTTTTAATGCTTGTTTAATCTTGGTTGCTAAATCTTTGTTTTCTAGTTCAAAAATAGCTGACTTGAATTCTGTAACCTTGAACTTTTCATCAGTTAAAGCATCGTTTTTTCTAATCATCAATAGTCTGCCTTTATTACCAAATTTAATTAAGTTTGCTACTCTTTGCTTGAAAGCGATTTTGCAAGTACCTAAAATGTCTGCTAATTCTAATTTTTGTCTTGTTGATGTCATTTCATTTTCCTTTCTTTTACTAAATTTCCAATTCTTCCATATAATCTTCGTTGTCGAATTCATCATATCGATTGATAATATCTATACTTTCACTATCTGTGACACATTGGTTAATATTAAATTCCAACTTGCAATTTAATATGTAATCTTCTTCGTTAAAACTCGTTATAATACTATCTATCTCTTGATAAATTACTGACTCATTATTACATTCAATTTTTAATGGTTTTGAAAATAAGGTTTTCAATAATTTTTCTTTTTCCATCAAATCTGCCAATGTTTCTTCTGCTGAAAAATAAACAATATCAAATGTGACATTGTCCTCAATATAATCAGTTGCAGTTGTTTTGTTTTGACCATTAATGAATTTGATGTAATAACAAGGTGGAACAGGAGTTTTTATATCTTTGTTTTGTACTACCACATCAGAATTGGTTTCCAAAGTTTTTTTAATACTTTTATAGATATCATTTTTTTCTATCATTTTCATAATCTCCTAACAAAAAATCTTCTGTATTTTTAACAAACTCATCTTGAAAATTATCACCCGATTTTTGCATAATATACTTCCCACTAACAAATCCAATCTGTGAATTGTTCCTAACAATTTTGTGACCGTTTTCTATTAAATGAGCGTGTGGTGTGTTGTTATAAACCCTGCAACAAAATGTATCACCTTTATCAAAAGGTTTGCCGTCCTTAAATCCGTCTACATAATGTTTGTGGCTTTTATCACTTTTCCCAACTTCACTATTAGCAAATGATTTTGTTTTCTGTTTTAATTTCTTACACTCATTTTTTATGAATTTTTTACATTCATTAGGAAAACTTTTTAATTTCCCTTTTAATAATTCCTTGTAATCAGTCAGTTCATGGAAATCACAGCCATATTCCACTAATTACCTCCTTTCTGAACCTGAACTTTTTTATTCCGTCTAGACAAAAATACCTCCATCACCTCATGCCGATTATCCAAATCATCAACATATTCAATGTCGTATAAAAAATTATCGATTTGGAGAACTTGGTTTGTATCTAATTGAGGGTAATTCCAATATCTATATGTCAATTTGTGAGTGGTTTTTGCTAATTTAGTATCTGCATTTCTTCCATACAACATACTTCCTGTTCTATTTTTAAACTCACCCCAAAATCCACCAACTTTTTTAAATTCAAGTATATCCTCGTCAATAATGTTCTTTTTGCCAGTGGGTAATTTTTCTAATACAATAACGTAATGTCTGAACTTTCCACTATTCATATTTATCACCACGCATTCCAATATGTTTAATCAAACAATCTAGGGAATATGGCACTTGATAAACAGCTTTTTCTGTTAATAAACTACGATTATCATAAAAATGTGCTGATAATAAAATCACTGTATGAAAATAGATATTATCTTTTGGGTTATATTTGACTCCAGTTTGTTCTTCTATATAAGTTTTTGACATATCTAATAATGTCTCAAGAAATTCATCATCAATGTCGTGTGAAATTCTTAAGTAATTTTTTAATTGCATTAACTCCATAAAAAATTAAACCTATTTCAAAGACATAACAGCCATTGCACCTAAATCAGCCAATCCGCCGTCTGCAAGTGCAAGAATTCTATACACAGAGTCACCTGATGCAAATGCTGCCTCTTTTGATTTTGATAATTCAGCATCTTTAGACCAATTGAACATATATTCAGAAAAATCGCCAAATATAATAGTCCCATCAGGTACATCATCACATTCTTCAACAACACGACCTAAAACTTTGTTTTGTGTTACATCAAAAATCGGGCGGTCGTTTGCATCACTAATCGCTAAAATATCATTATATAAAGTGTTTGTCGACATCATCAATGTCGCAGATTTTCTTGCTATTGCAGGAATACTTGAGAATAATTTTAATATATCTTTTAATGTCCAAGATGCACCACTTGTTGTTTTTCCAGTTATTGTTTTTAAAATACCTTTAGCACCATTTACACCATCACCATTGATAATGTCTGAATCAAATGCTAACATCAATTTTTTAGATAATTTTCTTACAATATAATCTTCAAGTGCATCAATTGCAGTGTTTTCCAATTCGCAAGTTAATTTAACTAATTTGATATATTTTTTTGCACCGAGTTTCAAATCATCAATTGTATCCTCTTGAATTGAACCGTCTTCACCCTCACCTTTTCTTTCGACATCAGATGTGTTTTTTTCAATAGGAATTGAAACATTTCCTCTCAAATGTGAAACCGTAACCAATCCATACGTAATTGAACCGTTTTGGATTTTTTCATAAATTTTGTTTAATGTAACTGTTGGTACAGAAACACCTGCTGATGACATTCCAGTTGTCATAGCTCTTTTCTCTGTCTCATTTAGTTCTACACCTGCAAGGTTTTTAAAAAATGCTGAGCGATATTCTTTTGAATCTATTCCGTATTCTCTTGTTTCAACACTACCAATAGGTTTTTCTACTATATTGCCAGTAATCGTTGAATTGGATAATCGTTCGCAGATTTCTTTTCTTCGAACAAGTTTTTCTTCTGTTTCTTCTAAACTTCTCAATTCTGTTTCAATTTTATCTAAATCACAATTGATATTAGATTCAAGTTCAGAACGTAACTCTATTTTTCTTGATTTGATTTGCTCTAAATCCATTTTTACTCCTTATTATAAATAACTCTGACATATCAATTTCTTACGAAATTGCTCTCTTTTTAATACTTCTTTTTCTTTCATCTCCTCAAAGAAATTCCTTGCTTGAACGCTTGTATCGTTATAAGCAGGGATATCAACAACAGAAACATCAAAAACCTTATCTATTTCTAAAATTCTTCGAGTCCTTGATTGCTTATCATAGTTAAATCGTTTAACAGTAAATGAAAAAGAAGATTTATCCAGTAATCCCTCTTGAACAGAGATATACAAATCATTTGCTGATGATGTATTCAGCAATCTTGCTTCATATTTTAATCCAATATTGTCAATACTTAAGGACAAACTATTATTTTTCACTCGTGCGACAATTGGATATGAATTTGAATGATTATATTTCAAACAACATTGTGAAAAATCTGTATTCTTAAAAGCATTTCTATCAATAATTTCATAATAATCTAATCCGTCAATATTACATATAACTGTTCGCTTTTCTATTACAGCACCGTATCCTACAAGTCGTTTTTCTTCTTCTATTTCTTCAACACTTAAATTCGTATTATCATAATTTCGTTTTTCAATTGTTATTTCCGTCATTATTCTTACCATTTATATTTTTATTACTCTGATACTCATTAGCTTTGCTTAAATCGATATAATTCAAGCTAATAATATGTCTATCGCCATCATCTATTGGGTTGTATCCATACATCTCTCTGACTTCATTGATACTAAATAATCCCATAGGCAAAACATCTTTCGCCAAAGTTGTTTTTGTACTTACACCAGTGAACAATAATTTATTTGCTGTTAGTAAGATTTCACAACCGTTTTCTATTTCATATCTTGTAAAAATCTTGTTTGTGAATTCCAAGCTCAGCTGAACTAATAAAGGTTCAATAGTTAATTCATAAAATGTGTTGTAATCAGATTCTGTTGCAGAACCTAATAAAATTGATTTTGAAACCCCAAATGAATATGAAAAATAGTTTAAAACTAATTCGTGCTGCAAAGCATTTACACTCTTAGGATTTACAGTTAGTGGTACAAAATCACATTTACTATCTAATATCCCAATTCCATCACCTGTTATTGACATATATGAATTGACAAAATCATCTTTGTATTTGTCTAAATCTTCTTTTCTTAAATTCCCAGAATATTTGATTATTCCTCGTAATTGTGTTGATGCTTCAACGGAATTAATCATTCCAGAGTCAATAGCCTTTAGAACCTCTAAAATAGGGGTTAAAGTGACTGTATGAGCTGAACCAAACAAATCATTTGAATTGTAATGCCTACGAAGATGTATCAATTCATTATAAGGAATATACACCTCAAACCCACGATTAAATCTGAATTTTGCATAAATATCATTATCATATTCTACAAACTCAATTTCTGAATATGGTATTGGATAAAACCCGACTATTTTTTCATCAATAACACGCTTATAAATAAAACAGTTATTTGTATCAAATAATATTGATGCCGTTTTATAAAAGAAATCAAAACGGTTCATATATTCGTTAGGTTGATAATTTAATAACCATTTTAAATTACTATAGTACTTATCATTTGTAACTAACTTAACATCAGGAGTAAGTTTGGCTATCTGTTTGGCTAGTACATCTATACAGGAACGATAGATTAAATGATCATAATGTTTAGAACCATAATTCAGATATCTAGCTTGAAATTCATTTAGAAGTTTCAAACTTTGATACATCTTCTCTTTGATAGTATTATTCGCAAATATATTTTTAAAAAATTCTGTTATTTTCATTATATTTCTATTTGTAATTTTAATTACGTATTATTTATTGATTAATCTTAAATAATCATCTTTGTTGTTAACGTATCCAACATAAGCATTAAGCATTGAAGCGAAACCATCGATTCTTCTACGAGGATTGCTTGTTTTTGCAGGTTGGATATTATCGTTTTTATCAATATCAGCTCTAACGTTAGTTAAACACCATCTTGTAATTGGATTGTTATTGTAATTGATATTTTTACTGCATAAATCAGCTCCTAACAATCTCATTGGATTAGATAAAGTTTTTTTACCTTGTATTACAGGTTCTGATATTTTCCCAAAACAATTATCCATACTTTTTATAAAAGATAACGAATTCCAACTGTCATAATTATGCTGATATAAATATATACCCATATTATCTTGAACTTCTAAGAACCAATTAACAACATCATCATAATCAATATTGTTTCCGTTACAGGTTCTTACATAACCTTTTTCATACCAAATATCATAGGGAATATGATCTTCTTTTGCCCGTTTTAATAATAGATACTCAGGTATCCAGTACATTGATTTGACATAAATGATTGGATTGTTGGGAATTCTAAATAGGACACAGGCTGAAGTTAAATCTGTTGTCCTTGATAAATCGCTTCCGCCAAAACCGTAAGTATCTGGTAATGAGTGAATATCAAATGTTGCAGGATTATCAATATCCTCAAATGATAACCAAACTTCTGTAGAGGTTTCTCTCATGTTGAATTCTTTGGTTAAAACATTTTTTAGGTTTAAAGGGTTTTCTTTTGCATTAGCAACTTTTCTTTCAAGGTATTCGTATTTTTTACTAATACTCAAGTTTGGGTTAGCCTTAATCCAATTATCAGGATTATCCCATTCTGATTTTGAATCTAACTCATATACAACAGGAAATATTTTCTCATCAATAAAAGCACCTTTATCTTTTAGATTGTTGATGTAGTTTTCAATCTCGTCATATTTTATATCGTATAAGCCTTCACGTTCAGTACCTGCTGTTGTGATTAATAAAATGAGAGGTTCTTCACGAGCAGAAACACCATTTTCAACGATGTCGTATAAATCTCTGGTTTTCCAAGCGTGAATTTCATCACAAGTGGCACAATGGATATTTAAGCCGTCTTCTGTTGAACTATCAGAGGATAGTGGTCTATAAATGCTATCCATTTTCTCAAAATATAAACCACCAACACGTATTTTTATGTTTTTAAATAATACAGGTGATTTTTTCACCATACTAACAGATTCATTGTATACGATTTTAGCTTGGTCACGTTTTGTTGCAACTGAGTACACTTCTGCACCACCTTCACCATCAGCCATTAACATATATAACGATAATGCCGAAGCTATTAGTGATTTCCCATTCTTTTTGGCAACTATCAGAATTGCTTCTGTAAATCTGCGTTTTTTAGTCTTTTTGTTTATTACTCCAAAAATTGCAGAGATAAAGGCTTTTTGCCATAGTTCTAATTTTACTGATTTATTAGCCCATTTCCCTTTTGAATGTTTACAGAAATGTTCTATAAAATATATTACGTGATCTGCTCGACGACTATCATATATCCATTTTTTCTTGCTTTTTAAATCTTGAGTTAATGCGTTATATACGGTTTTAACTTTTTTACTTGTGATAATTTCGCCGTTTTGAATTTTTGAATTGTATTTGTAGATATAATTCATTGTTTATAAATATTTGTAAATTTTACTCCTTATTTTTGAACCTTTTGTATAAAATATTCGTTACAATGATGTAAGATAATTAAAAGGAGTTTAATATGAAAAAAATATTGATTATTATAATTGCATTGCTATCGTTAGCTTTACCTAATTTTGCGAGTGATGATAATCTTATATATAACCCTAAAACTCAACAATGGGAATTTAATTATAAAGAAACTACATTCGAATTTGAGTATGATGAAAATGGAAAACTATTAAAAGTAGGTGATATGAAAGTTTCATATTCGGATAAGGGTCGAATAAATTATATTGGCGATATGAAAGTAAAATATTCAATGGGTTTGCTTAAATCTATTGGTAAGTATGTGTTTGTTTATGATTATAGAAATGAAATAAGATGGATTGGAGATTATAATCCTGTATATAATAGACGAAATGAAATAATTCAAGTTGGAAATTATCATATCATATATGAATATGGTTATCCATATGGAAGCCGAATTAAAAAAATAGTTAAATATTAATTTATCTTTTTACTTCTCATCTTAATAAAATCCATAAATGAATCGTCTTTTTCTAACTCAGGATTTGTTCTAAGCAACCAATCCTGCAAGAACTTTTTGTTTGCCAAATGTACCTTGCTTAAGCTGACATACGCTTGATGGCTTGCACTAACCTTATATCCATACTGGCAAGCCCCATTTTTGTATCGCTCAATCTGTCCATTTTTACAACTAAGTTCTTGTAGCTCTTTTAACTCTACAGTATCAACTGCAACTGCATAAATCCTATCAGCTAACAAGTCTTTTTCTCTATCTGACAAATGCTCAAACCACTTATTTATCTTTTCTAATTCTTGTTCTCGCATTGCCATTTTTTCTTCTGTCGTGTATAAACTAATTTTTTCATCAACCATTTTGATTCATTTCCCTTTATTGAATATTAAATCCCCAAAATAAAGACGCTAGCAACCTATCCAAAACCGTTTTAATTGGTATCCCTATTCCATACCACTAAAAAATCTATATACACCCCCTTCAAACTCTCAAATGTTTTCTCTAAATGTAGGGCGTCGGTCTTGAAATAAGTTTCTGCTTAATTTGACATGGGGGGATTATATTTTTTTAAATTTCCGTCCTCGTCAAAAAATAATCCGTCCATAATTGCAGACATCTTTTTGTGATGTTCATTCTGATGACAAGTATCACAAAGTAATTCAAGATTATTAAAATCTATTGATATATCAGGATTGTTTATATTTTCTTCTGTCAAATATTCCTTGTGATGAACCTGCTTTGCATTCGGACGTCCACAACGTTCACATATCCCAAACTTACTAGATATAAAGGTTTTTCTTATATCTTTCCATCGTTTTGAATTATAAAACTTCTTTGAAAATTCTCTTGGCATAACTTTCCTTTTAAAAAAATAACAGGGGAAAATCCCCTGTGAGAGAAAGAGTTTATCTGTGAACAATTTTATTTGACATTTATTTTTTTAACTAATTCTTTTGCACCTGTAAAATCTTTTCGATATTGTCGAATAACAGTTTTGTTTTTACTCTTTGACAACTTATTAACTCCATACACCCAACCGAATGGTTTTCTAAATTTGTTTTTGTTTATCTGTTGAGCTGTGTAAATAATATTACAGGTTTCTAATTCTTTTATCTTATTAAGTTTTTTCCCAGTAAATCTTTTTAATAATATTTGATTATCTAATTTTCTAACTTCTATTAGCTCTCCGACTTCTTTCAAACATTGAGGGCAGAATCCTAAATATAATTTTCTTTCAACATATTCATTTGTATCAAATAAAAACCAAATATCATCTGATTTAAAATCTTTACAATGTAACATATATTCTCTATCCCTCTTGTTTGAATTTTAGACGTAGTTAGCTTCTTATACTAGTGCTTCACAAAAACAAGTCATTCACTATGCTTCGCAGTCGTTCATTTTTGTTTTTGTAACTTCGAGTTAGGCACTTTGTGCCGTCACTCTACGCACAGTACGCTCCGTACCTTTGGTGCAACCTCCTCCGTCCGATGTAATTTGTTTTGACAAATATCTTTCTTTAGTAGGTCAAGTACATTTTGATTAAACCAGATGTTCTTAAAAAAGTCATTAGTAATTAAATAATTAAATAATTTATGAAAAGTACTCAATCCCTTTATCTACAAGAAAAAGTCGGCTTCACATTTGTTAATATTCCTTAGGAAATTCATTATTTTGCTTTTAAATTAAAAATATACTGTATAGTATATTTTTAGTTTTTTATAATTTATTTTCTATTTTATACAAATACAAATGAATTACTTATGTAATTTCAAAACTTCTAGTTTGATATAATTACTTATAGTGCATATAAAGCATAAAAAGTAATTACAAGAATAGGAGAAGAAAATGGGAAAGACACCAAATGAATTTATATCACAGACAAGAAATTTTATGAGAGGAGAAACAAGATTAATTACAATTCTTTTAATTCTATTATTAGGTTTTAATATTTATGATCATATTTCTACTCATATAAAATTAAGACAAATTGAAAAGAAAATAGATTATAGATATTTTAATCTTACAAGATCGCTTGAGGATATCCATGATGTTAGAATTAATACTTACGATGGTAATTTAAAATAAGAAATTTAAAGAGTTCTATTTTTTAAAAATTCTTTAATTTCTAAAATTTCATTAGTACTCAGTTCAATTTTACTAGATTGAGTACTTTTTGTGTTGCTTTCACCATATAATAATTCATCTATTAAAATGTCAATATTACTTTTAATTGCATTAATCTCTTCTATTGTTGGCGGAACAGAATCTAAAATAAAATCGTCAAGTCGTGCAATATGAATACCAGTTCTTTTAGAAAAATCGTACGCACTTTCATCATTTTCATCTAATATCTTAGATAATCTTTTTCCCCAAGTCATAAAATTTTCAAGAGGAGCTTCATTTTTTATTAATTCGTGAGTGTTTTCACAAGTAACAATAAACATGTCTCCTTTACCACAAATTAAATAATTCAAATTTATATTAAAAAACATAGATAATTTGTATAATATGTCTTGTGAAAATTTATTTTTGTCGGCTTCAACTGCTGCAATACCTGCTCTAGATAAACCAATTTGTTCACCAAATGCTGTTTGTGATAAATTTAACGCACATCTTACTTTCTTTAATCTTGATCCTTGAGTTGACATATCACACCTCACTAACATTAAGATTCGTAAATAATGAATATGTACACTTGACAGATGAATAGTATAACTATACAATTATATGTATCAAGTATATTTATACTTACTTTTTATCATAAAAACAACAAAACGGCAAAGATTTTGTCTTTTTGTATCACAACGTCACAAGGAGGAGAAGATTTAATGACCATTACGACACTAAGAAATCGTGTTCCAGTTAGCGTTGGAATACCATTTTATGTTTTAGAATTATTAGATAAAAAAGTCATAGAACTTAATTGTAAATCAAGAAGCGACTTGATTGTAAAAATCATTCAAGAAAAATTTGATTTGCCGAATAAATAACATATATTAGAGGGATATAATGATAAACTTATTTAAAAAAATTTGGATTGAAATTAATAGACCTAGAGCTATACAAATAGAATTCATTAGTTATGAAACAGAAGAAGAAACAATTAAAAGAATTACTCGAGAATTTACACTGGAAGTAATTAAAATTAGAGAACGAAATTCAAAGAAACTTTATAATAAAATGATGCCTAAAATAGCTCAGGACTTTACTTATAAAAATGGTTATATCCCCTCTGAAGATAGGTTAACTGCTCTTTGGTTACAAGAGATATGTAGAAAAATTGATAAAGGAGAATTAGATAGTTTATACAATGAGATTTAAATATGCCCCAAGAAAATACAACAAAACAAATATATAAATTTAAGCAATTATATTTTCCTCACGACATTTTTGCTAATGAGGATAAAAAAATAACTAAAATGTTATACTATTTCAGAAAAAATATAAATAAATTTTCTGATAATTTTATAAAAAATAATTTCTATTTGGCAAGTTATGGCTTATATTGGCTTATCATTCAATACCTACATCTTAATAAAATTGAAGTTGACGATATTCCAATTCTTGCAGATGAATTCAGGGTTGATGAAGAGTTCTTAACAATCATTATTGAGAATTTTAATCTATTTAGAAATGAAGACAGTTTCATCATCTCTGACAGAGTTCTTAGAAACCTAGAAGAAATAATGAATAAATCAAATAAAGCTAAGCAAGCAGTAGAAACACGTTGGTTATTATCAAGTTTTAAAAAAGCCTATGAAGAATTTTTTGGTGAACAACCAATCTTAACTTCAAACGAAATTGATAATTTGAAAAAATATAATTCACAAATCCCTGATTTAAAAAACAAGTTAAGAGATATTTTGTTCACACTTAAAAATCTTAAATTTGATAATGATATAAAGTTCAAGCCCTGTGCTAATTGGTTACTTGCAAAAAATAACTTAGCAAGGTTAGTTAATGGTGAATTCGGTGTATTAATGCATAAAAAAACAGATCAGGAGCTAAGAAGAGAGCAAGCACAAAAACTTGAATTAGAAGAACAGTATAACCAACAAGAACAGCAAATTTTGGATAAAGTCAATTCGATAAAAACAAAAGATAAAGCAATAGAATTTTTAAAACAAAATGTAAGCAATAAAAGGTTTTTAACTCCTGTTCAAAAAGAGTTAATCAAAAAATTTAATATCACCAATATAGAATTCTAAATATATTTTTGTTTAATTTTTTATCCAACAAAATAATAAGCACACTACTATAACCTAGAGGTCTTTATGTCAAAAGAAAAAAGAGAGTACTTCATTGTAAATACTGTCATCACTGAGCTTATTGAAAAAACTAATTTTGGTGACAAATTCAAAACAGTCTTTACCTGCAAGTCAAATAATAATACCCCACGATTATGTGTCATTTGGGCGGATTCTGATATAAAAGTTGGTGATTTCATAGAAATGAAAGGCTTTTTCTCTGATTCTACTTTTGTAGCAAAATCCTTGTTTAAAATAACACAATAATCTCTAATATAGAAAGGATTATAATGCACAATTTAATAAATAAAATACATCATGCCGATTGTATGCAATTTCTAAAACAAATTCCAGATAATTCAATAGATTGCATCTTAACTGATGTTCCTTATAAACAAAATTATGGAAGTAAAAAAGATAGTAAAAAATTTTTATATAGACCAACTTTAGATAAAATTGCAGAATATGGCAGTAATAATAAATTAGACTATACTGAATTTTTTGAACTTTGTTTGAAAAAATTAAAACAAGTTAATTTTTTTACTTTCTGCGATAAAGAAACTAAATTCGATTTTATGAAAATGGCAAAATCCAAAGGTTTTGCGTTTGAAGAAATTCCTTTTTGTAAAACGTCCCCTGCACCATTTACTCATAATCAATGGTTGCCAGATAAAGAATGGGGATTACATATCTACAAGAATTTATCAGTAATGGGTAGTTATGAAACAAAACGTGGATTCTCAATTATATCAAATTTAAGAGAACCTAATGTCGATCACCCTACTCCAAAACGAGTTGGCGAAGTCATGAAAATTTTAAAAAATATAACTCTGGAAAATGATTTGGTATTAGATACATATAGCGGAAGTGGTACAACCGCAATCGCTTGCCATAAATTAAATCGTAGATTTATCTGCATTGAAAAGAATGAAAAATATTACAAAGACAGCTGCGAAAGATTAGAAAATCTACAAAATCAGCAACGGTTATTCTAAAGAAATTTTACACAGAATAGCAATGAAAAAATTTGTTTCAATAAGGAGGAAATGATTATGTATTTTGATAATAATGTGGTATCGTTTAAACGAAATGAGCCCGAAATGATTGATATGCAAAGGGCATGCAAAATTTTAGGTATGGGTTATGATGCTCTTTACCAAAAAATTAAAAAACGAAAAATCGAATATTTCCAAGATGAAGAACATGGAAAAATTACATTTGAAATAGATACTATTTTTAAATATAAGGAGTCTATGCGTAAAAAGACCAGAGGTTAAAATGAAAGACAAAAGAATTAAAGAGAAAATTGTTGGAAATAAAACAGTATATGAATTCAGAATTTTAGTTAACACAAATCCCCGACAAGAAGTTAAACGCAGATTTACTACATATAAAGAAGCTGAAATGGAATTGAATCAAGTGATCTTAGATAGAAATCTCGGGAATTTCTTTAAGAGAAGTATCGCTAAAAATCCTCGATTTGAAATATTGGCTCATTTATTTCTACAAAAAGCTAAATTGGAGTATTCAGAAAAAACTTATATAACATATAGGCAACGATATAATGATTTTTTGTCAGTATTTGCAAATTACACATATAGTGAATTGACTCCATATCTTCTCTTTGAAAATTTTATAAAATGGAGAGATAAACCATTTTTATATAATGAAATAAAAAAATTGGGTAAAACAATTATAAATCATGCTATTAAGTTTGAATTAGTAGATACAAATAAAAAGAATCCTTTTAATTCAATAGAAAGTATTAATATTGAAAAATTAGGACTTGCAAAGGAACATAGAGTTTTAACATTAAAAGAAACTAAATGTTTACTTGAGCACGCTCAAAACACAGAGTTGTATCCATTAATCGCTACAGCAATTTATACTGGGATTAGACAAGGCGAACTTCTTGCTTTAAAATGGGCAGATATTGATTTAGAAAATTATACAATTAAAGTATGTCGCCAAATTCAAAATGGTAAAACTACTGAACGTTTAAAAACTGCTAAATCAAGAAGAACAGTCGATTTATGTGATGAGTTGATTAAAATACTTAAAATTCATAAAAAACAAAGTATTTTAAAACGTAATTTACATGAATATATTTTTGTTACACCTAATGGAAATTTTATTGATCCAAGAAATTTACTACGTAAATTTAAGTCGTTATTAAAAAAGGTCTTTGGTGATGAAGATTACATCAGATGGCACGATTTACGAGCCTCATATACATCAATACTCGTAGATGCGGGAGTAAATATAAAATATCTACAATGCTCTCTAGGACATTCAAATCCTAAGACAACAATGGAAAGTTATACTCGTGTATTAAAAACTACTTCTAGCAAGGCTCGTAAAGTATTATCTAAGGTCTTTAGTGGCTAATATTAAGTTATTATAGACTGACAGAAATAGGAACATAGTAAATAATATTAATAGCAGGGTGGCACTTCGCCAAAAGTGTCGGGAGCCTTGTAAGAAAGTCTAATGGTTCTTATCCTTTGGGGTAAGAGCCGTTTTTAATATAAATAAAATCAAATACCCAATTTTTAATGAAATCATCACTCATTAAAATTTTATTCCCCTTTTTTTTTAATGAGTGAATATAAATAATAAATATTGCGATGATTTTTTGCCTAATACTTTTCTTAATTCATGCAATAAAAAAAGAGGTCTTAATGACCTCTTTTTGATTATTTAGCTTTCAGTCTTTGAAAAAAGTCGGCACATTGTCGGCAACTTTTCGGTTTCAAATGGCTGAAATTATGGTGGGCGTTAGAAGACTCGAACTTCTGACCCTCTCCTTGTAAGGGAGACGCTCTACCAACTGAGCTAAACGCCCTTCGACATAATCAAATATATTATAAACAAAATTTAATGTCAACGATTTTTTTTAAATTGACATTACAGTTGTTTTGAAATCATCAAACGTGTGTCTTTTTGGATATATTTGATTTGTTGTTGTATTATCATTAGGTTTTTTATTCTTTTCTATATAGGTGTTTTGACGTCTTGATGCATAAGCATTTCTTGCAATAGGTGTAATAACATTACTTGATATAACACCACCAATCAGTGCTGCTGTTGAGTCAGCAAAACATTTCAATCCATTGTAATCATTTCTTACTTTTTTAAATCCATCAACTGCTGTTACATCAAAATTGTATTGACCTCTTCTTGATGCTAAGTTGTTTTTTTCTAAAAGTTGAACAATTGATTTTGGTGCTAATTTGCCTGTTTTAACAAGATGTGAAGATAATTTAGTACAAGATTTCGTAACTAAAAAATACGAAACTATGTTTATTAAAGCATCTGCTCCTTCTTGAGAAAGCATGAACTTTTTCTCTTTTGTAGAATAATCTTTGTTGATAGCAATACCAAATAATTGAGCAGCAGATGATGCTAACCAACCTGCAACTGATGTCAAAATGATAATATCACCCATTTTGTCAACACTGGCTTTTGCTATTTTATCTAATTGTTTTTTACAGAAATTGGCTAGACTCATGATTTAGCAATCCTTTCTGTAGATTTTTGTTGAATAACTTGATTATTCTGAACAGGTGTTTGTTGTGCTATTGTATTTGAGACATTTTCATTCTTACCTTTTCGCCATTTTAAGAATGTTTTTGATAAGAAGTTTGTTAAAGGTACGTCAAGAGCAACATTTGTTATAAGCATGGCTGCTAATCCTAATGTTGTTGCCAATGTATTTTTATAGTTTTTAAGCCAATCAACGTTACGTTTACTAATATATCTTTCTATTTTTTGTGATGGCATCAACCATCTTCTCCATTCAGGTGCATTAGGACTATCTGTTGTGAAGGCTTTTATTGCATTATAACAAAGGTTACGAACCCCCATACCAACAGTCGTGCCAGCAATGATTTTAGCACATGTTCTACAAGTTGATGTACTTGCTGTTTCTTTATCAACTTTTGGGTTGTAATAATCGATGAATGGTTGTGTCATTAATGCTGTTGCCCCCATAATGCCTCTGTTGACATCTGGGCGGCTCAATATAGCCCCTAAATTACTGCATTTATTGGAGTCTTTTACAGTCATATTGGGGATTAATTTAAATAGTCTTTGTCTTAAATTAAGACCAGAACTAAATCTGCACATTAAATTTGACACACCACTAGTATTCATAGTTAACCTTATTATTATAAAGTATTTATTGTTAGTGAATTTGCCAAAATGTAACAATATATTACAAAAATACTATAAATAATTTTTTAAAACGGATTTAACATAATTTTGAGAGATCGGAAGAGCAC